GCCACCGAACACGTGAGCACCGCACGGAATCCGACATTGTCCATAAAATATGATATTGTATCATAAAAAAGACACTCGAGCATCGAGCGTCCAATCTAATAAGTTAAATATTTAATTAGGATAGTCAATTTTTATAAGTCCAAAATAAACAGTGTAAGTTGAATCAGTAGATTGTTCAAGAAGTCCATTTAACACAATATAAGCATAATTACCATCGTATTGGTCATATGTAAGGGATACTGATAAAATCGGACTATCTGTTTTAGATGCAGATGCTCCACTACCATAATTTTTAAAAACTACACAACTATTATCTTTTGTATATCCTTCTGGTAAAGCAACTGTTCCTTCAGTTCTTGTAGTTCCTGTTGTTAATGTTAATTGTGTTTTTACAACTTGAATTTTATTATTAACTTTACTGTTTAATTCATTTATTGCTGATACTAGATTTGATTTATCAGTTGTAGTTAAATCTGATAAACTACCAGTTAAATTAGTATTAAGTAATGAATCCATAGTTCCATTTAATACTAGTTCATCAATTTTATTATTAATTTCTTCTTGTACATCTAAATTATCAAAGTAATTATTCATGTAAGACTCTAATTCATTAACAGTATTATTAATAGTTGTTGTAAATTCAGTAAATGATGTAGTCATGTTTTCTTCAAAACTATCAACATTATTTTGAATTTCGATTACAGCATCAGCATTATTATTAATTGTAGGCAGTATTGTATTTTTTAAGTAGTCTAGTAGATTACAAATACATTCGTAATAACTCATGCTTTCATCAAAAGCAAGAGGTAAAGCTTTAAAAATATAGTTTGTAAATATTCCTGTAGGTTGTACTTTTTGTACGTTTATATGATTATTCATATTATCACTCTCCTTTTAAAATATACCCATGAATAAATCACTTAATTCATTTATTATTAATAAATCTATATTCATAAATTTATTTTTTATATCGTCTAAAACATCAATAGTATATTTATTTCCATTGTTACCATTAATCGTTCTACTATAAGATTCACTAGCATTTCCACTACTTGATGAAGTATCATTTATACCACTATTATTCATTGTATAATTTGTTGCCCAAGTTTGATTTTCTAAATCAGTAAAACTTATTTGTCCCTGTGGAGTATCTTGAAATAAGGTTTTATTATTACTTGTTGATGCTGAAGTACTTGAAATACTATTATTATTGCTTCGTGTTGAGGTTTCAGTTAAATTTACATTTCCAAGTAATGTATTAATGGATGATTGTTGTTTTTCATATAAAACATTATATTTAGGCATTATTAGTTTTAATTTATTATTAAGATAAAATTTAAATAATTCTGCAGTTTCAAATCCGATTTCATTTTCATAATAATAATTCAATATATTATTATTTAAAGTATTTCGATATGTTTCATCAAATATCGGATAATCATCAAGTCCAAAATCAAAATTATTATCAATTAAACTTTTAATCGTTATTGTATAATGTGCCATTATTATCACCTACTTCATTTAAATTTAATAAATCTTTATTTTCATTTAATAATTTTATAACATCTTTATTAAGTTCAATACTTATATCAAGATTATATTTTTTATTAATTAAGTCGCATGCTTCTTTACGTGTTTTATAAAAACAATTAAGATAATAATTAATTAAATCGTTATTACTATCCACCTCATCAGTAATAAGTCTTTCTTTCTTATCAGTATTAGCATTATTAATTCCTAAAAATGTCATACATTCATTCCAAATTTCGTGTTTATGAAGTTCTAATTTATCTATTAAATATGGAGCATCAGTTTTTAAAACATTAAGTTTATTGGAAATATCAAATTGTTTACTACCAAAAATAAATGGAGTATTACCAGAATATTGCATATATACGTTTTTTAAAGTAAGAATTGTTTTTGTATCACCCTCAATTAATACAGGTGTTTTTTGTGCAATCAAATTTACATCAATAGTTCTTTCAGTTTCATATAATCTATATGCCATTAATTGTAAAGTTGCAACTGTAGGTTTCGTAAGTAAATTATTCATAACATAGACACAATTATCAAAATCAATTGTTTTTTTATAACCAAGTGACCATGCCATTACTTTGTTTGGTAATTCATAAATATTAAATTTATCATCAGGATTAGCACGTAAAACCATATATCCTTTAGTATCATCCTTTAAAAAGCATGCTCTACCATCTTCATAAAGAGCAAGTTCCATAAATCTTGATGCACCATAACCTGCAATTTCATCAAGTCCTTTCCATTCAAATAATGACATTGCTATTAATTTTAATCTATCTAAATAATCTATATATGTAGTATTATTAATAATCATAGATAAATCATTTTGTCCAATTTTTGCCATATTATCACCTTCCTTAACTTATATTATTAGTATTATTATAATTATACATTGTACTAGGATTATGCCATAAAGTTATACCGTTATTAAATATTTGCTTAATTATTTGTAAATATTCTTGAGGTATATCACCCTCAAAGTTACAATCAACAGTTTTAATAAAGTTCCAATTTTTACGTCCTGTTATATTCGGAGTTTTAACAGTATTTACTTTATATCCAAACATATCAAAATACTTATCAATAATTTGTGCATATTCTTGTTTGATACTCATTTTATATGCTGTGAATGTTGTTTCTCCTAGTGAATAATTAACATCACCTGAATTTAAGTTTCCTTGTGCTTGAGGTGTCATTGTATCACGTTTATTTAATATTTTCATAACATCACCTATATAATTTAAAGAACTACTAGCAACTCCTAAAGGATTTTGTGATGAAATACTATTACCAACACTTAAAGCATCTTGCATCATTCCTATTTTTATATTAGCACTATTTTGAGTAAGCCAATTAATATAAGCATCACTATTCCATGAACACATTGGAAATTTACCTAATGGTAATGAATCCATTTGATTACATGTATTATCATTATTTTTATATTTATAAGGACGTAAGATAATAGATGCACCTGGGCATATTGCATGGTCAATATAAAAATATATGTATCCATTTGAATCAGTATTTCTAAATAGTTCATAATGATAAATAGCATTACCACCATTGCCATTATTCATTAATAAATAACAATACGGATAAGTAAGTAATTTTTTATTACGAGGTGTATATCCATTTAGAGAAGTGGGTCTATAAATTGCATCAGTATCATTATTTTCCCATGTATCGTTATATGCACCTTGTTTTTGTTTTACACTACCCCAATATCCAGCGTTTTGGTCTTCAAGTTGTTTTTCAAAACATGAATCAGGGCATGTAAATAACATATAAATTGCTTCACTTTTTCCACTATTAGCAAAAGCTTCAATAGTATGTTGTAGTTGTGTGATTCCATTTGCTGTGTTTGTGTACCAAAAATATTCAAGTCCACTTAAATTTGAATTATATACGTTACATGTACTTGCACCACCACCGCTTATCTCCCAACGTTGTGATGATGAATTATAAGTAATTAATGGAAATACTGTAGTTGCAAGTATAAAACATATATTTTCTGTTCCATAACCTGTTCTTTTAATTTTTTGGTCAACAATATATTCACCTGTTTCAAGTCCTTCAGGTATAGTATGAAGTCCTACTGTGTCATTATTTACATGTTCACGTTCAACAAAACATGGATTAAATGTTAAATTAAATTGATATGTTTGCCATACATCAGTTTCAAAGGTAATAGCAGTACAATTTTCATTTATATATTGCATATTAGAAATAAAACAAAAATAATATTTATTTGTAAATCCTTCATTTTTATAAAAAAGATAATTACAATTTATTATTTCATCAATAGGATATCCAACTTTTATAGTATTATCATGTTTTATATAAGTATAGTTATCTATGGGTATATAAATTTTACTATTAAAATAGGATAATTGTTCTGTTTCATCGGAAAAAGTTAATTGATGTTTATAATCTTTTTCAAGTGGTGTTTTACATAAGTAAATTTCACCCTGTGGTGTTATAGATATCATAATTACACTTCCTTTCTATCATAAATAAAAGACAGTGTATTGTGCCACTGTCTTTTATTGATTATTATTCACCTGCACTAACAGTAACAGCACTAGAATCAGATTTTCCGTTTTCGCTAACAGCTGTTAATGTTCCTGTTCCAGCTGCAACAGGTACAACTTTTACACTTGTATTAGATACTTTAGTAACAGTAAATACTTCTTCATCACTACTTGAGAAAGTAATATCAGAAGTAGCATTTGCTGGTGTTAATGTTAATGTAACAGTTTCATCAGTTCCAACTGTTGCACTAACTGTATCAGGTAAACTAATTGTAGTTGCAGGTATAGGTTGTTCAGTTGCAAGTACTACAGCATTAGCAAATGGACATATAGCAAATGTTCCCCATGCATGTAAATATTCATTCCATGACATTGTTCTTGCATTGTAGAACTCATCAAATCTAAATACATTATCATAAATTTGTAACCATGACTCATCACATAATACAGCAACTATTTCATCATTTTCAAATTTATCAACAACTACGATTCTTGCTTGCATATCAGCATAAGTTAAATTAAATGCTTGAGCAAGAGTTTCAACTTCAACTTCAGCAAGTGCATCAGCAGTAATTATTAAAACCATTCTTTCTTTATCTGTCCATGTTGTAATTGTTCCTTTAGCACCACTAAATTTTGAATATGCATTATATTCTGTACTAGGAAAACTTAATTTATTAAATAAAGCACGTACTTTTTTAACAAAAGCTTTACTAGTAGCATTATCAATAGGTTTTGATATAGTTTCAACAATTACTTTATCATTATTATAAGCACCGTCAATTATATCTTTAGTATATTTAAATTCATCAATATAGTTACCACTATATAATGATGTAGTTATACTTGATATAAAACTTTCAAAGTTTTCCCATGAAGTAAATGCTCCTTGTAAACCTTCACGTGATATAGTTTTTGTATAAAGGTCTTGTCTATTACGTCTATAATAAGCAACATGTGTATCTGGGTCAGTAATAGTTAAAAGTTTTGCCATAGCAGTATTATTAAATTCATATTTTTCTGCAATAGCAGGATTTTCATAAATATCTTGGATATCAGTACCAAGTGGTACAGCACCTTTTTTAAATATAGATAATGGATTATCATAAGATTTGTTTCTAACAATAGTTAAAGCAATACGATTAATTAAATTGTTTACAAATTCATTTAGCATAGGTTGATATGCATCATTAAATAAAATATTAGATATAGTATTAATATTATCAGCAGTTGCACTAGGTACAGTTTCCATATAGACTTTACTAGAATCTTGTCTAATAACATTAAATACTTTGGCACCTTTTGGAATAGGCATATTAAATCAACTCTCCTTTCTCGTCGATAACATCTTCAATTTCTAGTTTCTCGACATCTTCACCTTCATTAGCTTCAGGTTCTTTTTCTTCTTCCTTATCAAATCCTATTTTTTGAAATAAACTACCATTTACTTTAAGTAATTCTTCTTTATCAGTTTCAAGTTTAGTTATTTTATCACCTAAAGAAGCAATTTCATCAAGTGCATTATTATAACTAGACAAAACGCCGAGTAAATCTTCACTTACTAAAGCTTGTACAGTTTCATCAAGTTTTTCCTTAATAGATGTGATAAGAGTTTCAAATTCTTCTTTTGTTAACATTTGTCAACACTCCTTTCTACTATTATATAGCATATTTATATATAAAAGTCAACGATTATCGGTACTGTATTGTCATGTATCCATCTTCGCTGTTTGTTATAGTGTTTGCTCCTTTAAATAATTTTAAATCAACTGTTGTTTGTAAATCAATTAGTTC